GTCGAGACCGAAGTCTTTCTTGAAGTCGTCTTTCTTAGCCCCGGTAGCGGCGGGGACAGCTTCCGGGAAGTCCGTCTGCTTGTACTCGACAAGTTCGAGGATACGGATGGCGTCGGGGTAGATACCCTTCTTCTTACCAACACCGTAATCACGGATGGTCACCTTCACTTGCGCTTCGGTGCCGTTACCGAGAAGAACCTTCGAATCCCACACCTCGTTGTCTGCGTTGTAGACACGGATGGGGTCATTCGTGTTTCCGTTCTGGTCGAGTTCTTTCTTCTTCAGAACGAGATAGGCGGGACGGTCGTCATGCTTATTCTTCAGACGATCGAGAAGCTTGTGTTGCTTCAGGAGGTTTACACCGTCCTTGTCCGGCTCAAATTCGAACGTCCATTCCTTACCGTCTTGGTTATAGTTCGGACGCGGCGGACCAAAAATCTTGGCCCAGTAAAGCTTGCCGGACATGAATACAGTCGTTTTCGTAGATGCCATTTTCTAGTATAACTTTCTAAATTAATTTCTAAAAATAAGGTAGGAGGTCTGGTGCGTTACTCGATATCAATAGTGGGAGAATAGCATCGGGCTCCTACCCTATACCCATATTATATAGGATTTTTAAGCAATGTCAAGAACTTTTGACAATAAAACAGGTCGCCAGTTTGTTTGTTCGACACACACGTTTCGATAGCGTTGGTCAACCTGACCATCAGGCAGTTTGACGACATTACTATGTAAGTGTCCATGAATGTTAAGCCCCCAACGTTCTAATGAAGCGGGGTGAATAGGGATATGGCTTAAGACAAAACCTTTCTTTACGACATAAGCTCGAACATCATCAAAATACTGACTATAGTAGCTTAGTTTATCTTGGTCATGATTACCTTTAACTAAAACTTTTCTACCTTTAAGTCTAGGTACCGACTTGTTTAAAGCTGTCCTAGTAAAAGCAACGTCCCCTAATATATATACACGGTCTTCGGGCTGGACTAGTTCGTTATACCATGTGATTAACTGCTCTGACATGATGTCAGCATCATCCCAAGGACGAACTTTAGTACCATCAAAGTTGGTAAACTTAACAATACTATGTTGATAAAAATGTGGGTCTGAGTATAACCACGTATTAACCATCAGTGAGTCTCCGCCCATGTGTTTCCAACCTTGGCTTCTCCATCAAGTGGGAGATTAAGATTAAGTTCTTCGCCAGCGTCTCGAATTGCTTGGACGCTAAGTCTTGCGTGCTCCCGTGCATCTGAAGGAGCAACGTCGTACTGCCATTCGTCGTGGATGTCTCCAACCTTGAGGCTGTCCAGTCCATGACGGCGTATATACTGTTCCAGAAAGATTGCTCCCTGAGCCATGACTCTGGCACCACCACCCTGAAGCTTGTAATTGAGGGCCGCGTGGGGTGAAGGACAGACAACACCTGCGCCATCGACCAACCAGACCCGCCCGTTTCTCTGCTCAGATATTGCATCTTCCATTACTCCTGAAATACCTAGGCGATCCAAAAACTGCTGCCGCATTGCAGCGCCTTCTGCCTTAGTTCCTTCAATGATTTGAGCTACCTTGCCTGCCTGTGCGCCATACTGGATTGCGTATAGTAACGTCTTAGCTCTTGATCGTGAGACTCCCGCAAGATCAGCGTTGTATTGATGGGGGTCTCCGTTGATGACTTGGTGGGTGAACCCCTCTCGATTAAGGTAGTGCGCGAGCATTCGCAGTTCGAGACCGGCGGCGTCTGTGCCAACCAGAACGCGGCCTGGGCGAGCCGACCAGCAGTCTCTGGCTTCGTACGTGTAGTATCCAGCCTCGCCATACAACACTTCTTTCTTGACGACTTTTCCGTTTTCATCTTTGTGTTCCTTCACGCGGACGGCAGGGATGTTTGCCGTGTTAGGCTTCTGGTGACGAAACCTCAAGGTGTCGGCGACGAAGAGAGACCCATGAATACAGTTGGTATTCTCGTTGAACGCCTCCAACCAAGTGTTTACCATGTTGGCTCGACCGTTAACCGACATCCATTTGGTAATGAGTGCCACCTCCGGGATGTCGTTTTCGTCCGCAAACTTGACGAGAGATTTTTCGGTTACTTTAGGTTGTCCGGTGGGAGTAAACTCGTCGGCGACCCATCCCAGTTCACCAAGTCTTTCAGCTCGTTGTTTAGAGCTTCCAATATTGAACGGGTCGTTTCTAAACGCACGATACTCGCAGTTAGGTAAGTGCTCGATGTCGAACCGAGCGCGGTCTTTAGTATAGATTGCCGTAGGCTGTCCAGTTCGAGTAAAGCACGACCCTGTGCGGACCAATACTTTTCGAGGCGGGAAGACTGTTTGGATTTCATGTGTTAGTTCCTGTTCGCATTCCCGAAGTAGGGCATACAACTTTAACGCTTTCAACTGGTCAAAGTAGAAGCCGTTCTTACGCTGACGTTCGATAATATAGGTTATCTTATGCTGGATGTCACAAGTCTTTTCAGAGAAACCAATCTTGAGAAGAACTTTAGACAGACGGCGATAGAATTCTGTCGTCAGACGAACGTCTTGTTGGCAGTATGTCAGCATCTCGGGAGTATATCGAGTCCAGTCTGAGAAGTCAATCTTAGGCACACCCAGACGTTCGCCCCATGCACCTAACGAATGACCTCCGTCAAGCGACGGGTTGTAGAGTGTCGACAGGACAAGCGTGTCAATCAGTTGAGAAAGGGGGACCTTTGTACCAACCAGACGATTGAGAGTAGGTATGTCATACTTAATAACGTTGTGGCCAACGTAGTAAGCACCTTTTGTTGTGTCGAAGAATTTACGTATCGATTCATAGTCTGTTGCATATCCTTGTTCTTTAGTTTTCACGTTTTCCCAGCAGAGCACCCAGACTTGTGTCGCGTCGAGGTCGTCAGCCTCGATGTCGATGACGTAGTAATCCTGGGCCTGCTTTTCCCAGTCAAGATACAATTTGCTTTAACCTTTTAATAGTTGTCTGGAATACCAGCAACCCAGCCGCCCTCTTTACGTTCTAAATAAGAAGCGTGAAGTGTGGTGTAATCGGACAACACCAGCACCAAGATATCGTCAGAAGGGTCGTAGCTCAGGTCTCTAATTAAAACAGACTCGGGCGGGTCGTACCCTCTTAGGTAAGTGCACTTAATCATACTATTGCTCCCAGACAGAGATACTCGCTTTGTTGCGGACGACATAGAACGACGCAAGAACCGGAGCCTCGCCGTACATAAGCAAGGCATCTTTCTTGTCGGCATTCTCAATCAGATATCTACCAGCACGGCTGGCAAGAATGATGTTGTCGTCGTCTTTCAAGTTGAGGATAATCTTCATGCTGCCTTCCCGTAGAAGTCAAACTCGTTGCCTGCGATGGACATACCTTTTTCGTAGACTTCCACCTGTTCTTTCTTAAGCTCTTCAAGCCTGCCGGTCTCGTCGTTATACCAAAGATAACAAGCCGGTCCCGTCCGCCCGCAGAAACGATTCTTCTCGACGATAATCTTGGTGACGTTACGCCTCCAAGGGTCGGGGTCTGTCTTGTCACGATAGAGTTTCATGACGATGTTGGCAATCTGTTCGACACCTGCCGAACCACGAATCTGACCAGCCCGGTTCTGATGGATGACACCGATGACGCAGATGTTTAACGCCATACAAAGCATCTTCAGTTTGGTTGAAATCTCGTCTAACTCTTTCCGCTCATCGCCAGAATGGTCGCTAACGATGATAGAAAAGTGGTCAAGCACGATATACTTACACCCAAGAGCAGCCATGTGTCTGATCTTCGAGAGGATGGTGTCAACGTCATTAGACCCAAAGTGGTCATAAACGACAAGACGGCTATGATTGATGACAGCATCATAATGTTTCTTAAGCTCTTCCTCTGTCCGTTCCACGTCAGGAAGGTGGAAAGGCTTGTTGGCATTGATGGACATCAGACCAATGATCGTGTCGTAGTTCGGTTCTTCAAGGTGCAAGACGCCGACGCCGGCAGACTCTTCGATCAGTTCAGGGTTCATGAGCAAGGCGTGCTCAATCTCTTTCACAACCGACGTCTTACCGATACCTGTCTCTGCCGTAATCATGACGACTTCCGGTGCCCGCAATCCATAGGTGAAGTAGTTCAACCCATTCCACGGATAAGGGACAGACTTAGGCGTCTTGTGGTCACGGACATCCGTCCACATATCCTTACCAAGGCGCAGGCCTTCGGGGGTATAGGCGGGGGCACGATGCCACTCGTCGATGTAGAACTTGCTGTCGCCAGAGACAAGATAGTCGGAGGCGTCCTTGTGTTTTTGGAACTCAAGGATATGGACCTTGCCCGGAGCAAAGAGTTGGGCGACAGACTTAGCCGCCTTCTGACCGGGCTCGTCGTTGTCGAACGCGATAACAATCTTCTCGAAGCTGTCGAGATATTTGAAGTGCGTCGAACAATCTTTCTTGGCAGACGACGAAGACTTGACCGAGACTGTCGGATACTTTGCACCCGTCATCTGGAAGGCAGACAACGCGTCGAGTTCACCTTCGGTGATGGTGATAGCACGCCCACCGGGCGGGAACAGATGCATACCAAACAAGCCGGCTTGCTGATAGTCTCCCTCCCAGTAGAACTCTTTCGTCTCTACCTTTCGAACCTTGTTCGCGACATGCTCCTTCGTCTCGGGATCGTAGTAAGGGTAGGTGTGGAGTTCGTCGTTAACCCCAACCTTATACTTCGCGACGGTTTCGTCAAACAACTTGCGTGACGGAATTCCGGAAGACGGAAGCATCGTCAATTTGGTAGGTTTGGTTTCTTTAGTGATAGCCTTAGCTCCTGTAACTTTGTGATATTCAC